AGATGAATCGCCGTGCCCATGCCCACTGTCGCCGCAGGGGTGAGGCTGACGCCAACAAGCACCCCAGTCAGCCGACGCAGGGTTGTCGGGGTACTCGTGGGCGTGACACTCGTGCCAGCCAGGATGGCTGTGAGGCGCCGTGTGAGGGTGCGCGCACTCGCAGGCGTGGTGCTCTGGCTAGCAACTGTAGCCGTAAGGGGCCTGAGCGTAATGATTTGGGCCGTGGCCGCAGGTGTCGTACTGGCTCCTGCGACTGTCGTACTGAAGCGGCGGAGGGTGGTGCGCGTACTCGTGGGGGTGCTACTGCTGTTGGCCACCGCGGCTGTCACTCGACGCAACGTGGTGCGCGTGCTCGTGGGGGTCGTACTCGTGCCCGCCAGCGTGGTACTGAGACGGCGGAGCGTGATCGTGGCGCTGGCGGGCGTCGTACTGCTGCCTGCCACGGTCGCCGTCAGGGGCCGGAGAGTAATCATGAGCGCTGTTGCCGCAGGCGTCGTACTGGTGCCTGCCACAACGGCAGTGACGCGACGGAGCGTAGTCGTGGTGATAGTCGGCGTCGTGCTAGCGGGAGCGACCGTGGCAGTGAGGCTGCGCACCGTTGTGACGGCACCACTGACGGGCGTGGTACTGGCGCCCACGATGGCGCTCGTGAAGTCAACCGCGCCCCCGGCGCCATTGCCCATCGCCAGATAAGTCACATACGCGGCAACACTATCCGCATCGTCCATAATCGAGGTAAATCCGCCGCTGTCGATAGATTGGATATCCATCATCGACTTGAGTGTTCCCGGGGTCGCGGGGGTCACGTCAGCATAGCACTCGGCATGCTGGAGGGTGGACCCGCATGTGGAACTGGCGCCTGACTTCGACGCCCACCCTTGGGTACCCCGATTCGTTGTACTGGTCGCCGCCCCCTGCACAAGGACGGCTTGCAGCGATGCCGTGTCTTGCGTACTCTGCGGTTTGCCATGCCCCAGAAAAAAGAGCCCACTGGGTTGAAAGCCAAAGCTCGACTCGACCATGGTTGTTGTCGTATCGAGCTTGGTGAGCAGGTTGCCGACGAGGTAGGAGCCGCCCTTGAGGGCCAGCCCGAAAATATACGGCTGGGTTGTGCCATCCACTTCCAACCAGTTGAGGCGAAACCCGTTACTGAGGAAGCTCACAAAGGCTGCGCGGAATGTCACCAGGGTACTGGTCGTCGGGAGGGCCACACATTCCCCGCCGTACCCATACCCCCCTGGCGCGGGGGCGCCCAACGCATCAGGGTCCACGGCGCCAACGACCCCCTGGGCACCCGACCCGGTTGCCACACCAAGACTCAGTTGCCAGCTCACCGCACTGGCCGGAGGGGCGGTAGCCAGGCCCACACTAAACAACAGGATGGCGTCGGGTTGGAAACTCAGGCCTGTAAAGTCTGCATTGCCCGTTGCCAGGGGCGCCTGGAACTGGAACGTGGCCACATTCGTCAGGTCCGTCCCGCCCAGAGCCAGACAATGCACCCGGAGACTGGTCGTAAACTGGTCATCAATCACGAGCGTCTGCCCGCCCGCATCAAAACTTTGCAGGTCGGCATTGCCATCGATGGCGCCGGTCAGGTCGAGACACTCGATGCATTGCGCGTTGTTGTGTTTGCGGTCGGTCGCGGAGGTCCCGACACTATCGTCCGATTGCACCGTCACACAACGCCGGTCGGTTGAGGAGGTTGCGACACCGATGCCTGCTTTGAGATCCAACGCCCCTGTGGTATCGACACTCTCCGTACGCCCGGACCACCAGTAGATACACGCTTTGGGCTGAAAGCCATAGCCCGTCCGTACAACCGTGGACGCCACGGCACCCGTCCCAATATTAAACGCATCGACAAACGCGCTCAGCGCCATTTAGATTCCAAACCGCGCACGCACCAGGGCGGGCGTGTCGTAAAAGGTGGTCCGCAGTTCGGCGAGAAGGAGCACCTGTTCAATCTGGAAGATAGTCCGGTGCTTGACCGCATCCGTGCCAGTCACCAGTGCCACCATAGCATCAAATTCTGTGGCAGTTGCCGTATCCATCGCCCAGTAGGTTTTAATCTGTGCCACCGTGCGGGGACCAAAGGCAACCTCATAGCAGGCGGCGGCAAACTGATGGACAGGAATCTTCAGGGACTGGTTTGGTTCAAAGGGGTCACCCATTAAACGCTCAATGAGAGCCATGTTCGTGCCTTCCCCAGGGTTGAAAGGTTGTGAAGGCCATACGGATCTTCCTCGATTACACAGGCGTTGGGCGGCGGCGCGGACGCAGAGAGCCACTGCGGCCCGCCCCATCGCTGAGCGTGTCAGCCGTGCCTGCGCCATCGGTGAGGGTGCCAGCCGTGCCTGCGCCATCGCGGAGGACCCCAGGCCTGCCCTTGATCTGGATGGGAACGGGGGCAATCGTCCCAAAAGCCGCAGGCGTCACGCTCACGCCCACGATGATGGCGTCAAGGGGACGCTGGCCTTGCGGGAGCGCCAGCGGGGTGACGCTCACACCCTCGATCTGCGCCATCAGCCGACGCAACAGACGCAAGGGAAGCACGGTCGTCTGGCTCAGTGCCGCCACCGTCGCTTGCAGGTCGCGCACGAGGAACCCGATGGCGAGGGGCGTCACGCTGGCGCTCGGCACACCAGCCGTCAGGGGGCGGAGAACGCGACTCTGGGCACTGGGCGTCTGACTGCTGCTGCTCAGAGTTGTGCTGAGGCGTCGCAGGGTGGTGCGGGTCACTCCTGGCGTGAGACTCGTCCCAGCAAGGGTCGCCTGGAACGCCACGAGCTTGACCAGCCGTCCGGCAGATGTCGTACTGGTGGCATTGGCAATGACGCGAAGGTTCCTGCTCTCCCGAATCGTCACTGCTGGTGTTGTCGTGCTGCACACCACCTGTGCGGTCAAACGTCGGATGGTCCGCTCCGCGCTGGCCGGGGTGGCACTGATGCCGTTGATCTGCGCAAGAAGCGCACGCACGCCGCCCATGGTACTCGTGGCTGCGGGCGTGATGCTGACGCCAGCCACACTAGCAGTGAGTCGGCGGATCGTGATCGTCAGACTGGCAGGCGTGACACTGAGTGCGGCTGCCACGGCCGTGAGACGGCGCGTGAGAGTGCGAGTGCTCGCAGGGGTCACACTCGTGCCGGACGGCTGAGCCAGGAGCAGATGCAGGACACTCCGCGCACTGGCCGGGGTCAGGCTCGCTCCAGCAACGACGGCACTGATGCGACGAACCACGGTCCGCGCTATCGCTGGAGTCGTACTTGCACCGGCCAGGACCGCGACAAAGTTACGCAGCGTCCCCAGACTGGCTGCTGCGCTAGGCGTGGTACTGACGCCCGCTGTGACTGCGACAAGCCGGCGCGTCGTGATCTTGGTACTGGCAGGGGTGGTACTCGCACTCGCCACGGCGGCGGTGAGACGGCGGACCGTCGTGCGCGTACTGGCAGGCGTGGTGCTGACGCCCGCCACAGCCGCAACAAGGGGCCGTACCGTGGCGATTGTCCCGACAGCCGCAGGCGTGGTGCTAACGCCCGCCACGATCCCCGTGATCCGCCGCAGGGTGGTGCGGGTACTGGTCGGCGTGACACTGGTACCAGCGACCGTTGCACTCACGCGGCGCAGAGTGATCTTCGTAGTCGCTGGGGTGGTACTAGCGCCAACAACCGTCGCGGTAAGCACGCGCAAGGTCAGGAGCTGGGCCGTCGCCGCAGGTGTCGTACTGGCCCCTGGCACGATGGCCGTCACACGGCGTTGCAGGACACCCGCACTGGTCGGGGTGATACTGCTCCCGACAAGCGTGGCTGCCAGACGGCGCAGCGTGGTTTTGACGATAGCCGGCGTCGTACTCGTGGCGACCTGGATTGCCGCGAGGCGCCGGGTCGTGAGGATGCCGCTCGTCGGGGTGGTACTCGCTGCAGCAAGGATGGCCGTCAGGCGGCGCGTGATGGTCTTGCCGATGGTGGGCGTGGTACTGGCACCAGGCAAGATCGCGGTGAGACTCCGCAGTGCTCGCGAGGTCGTGGTAGGGGTCGTGCTGGCACCAGGCAGCACGGCGGTCAGGCTGCGGGCTTCGGTGGTCAGACTGACCGGGGTGGTACTGGCCCCTACGACCGTGGCGGTGAGAAAGCGCGCAGTCCCGACAGGGGCAATGCTGGTCTCAATCCAGACCCCACCCGAGCGGAGCGTGGTCGCCGAGCGGATCAGGATCGGCATAGACTATCCTGTAGGTAGAATAGAGAGAGGCAGAAGATAATACAGCCCTGAGTAGACAGCCATTCAGCGGAGTCCTCTGGCAAATTCCTTCAGGAGCATGGTGACTCTAGGCCTAGAGAGATGATACATATACGCAATCTGCTCATGGGTGCTTCCACTGAAAAGGAACGCTGTGCCTATGTCTCGTAGTCTTGGATCAGCTATCCTATAGAGCCTGCAGAGGACACGATAGAGCTTCTCGGCTCGCTTGCCAGTATTGGTCAAGTGCTCATAGTACGCCTGCTGAATATCCTTGAAGCCTATGCCACTAAACGTCTTTGCACCATAGAGCTTTCGCACAGCATGGGCATACCGTACACGGAGGCTGACTGTAGGATACTGCAGCTTATAGAGGTCCATCTCTTGCCGGACATCCCAGTAGTCATGGTAGGTGAATCGCGAGAGTTTCCTCTTCAGTTGAGCGCCAGTGATCTCTCTTTTCATGGACTCTCATCATCCCAACTGCATACGCACTTGCATAATTCATTGATTTTACTTAGCTCAGAGTCACCGTAAAAGCGGTGGCGGCGAATTGAACAGTATCATTTAGGACTGGTTGTTGATCAACTATATTACTGTTGTCATAGGCTATAACGGCCCCTGCGCCACTCGCAGTGTCAATGAGAAGGCAGCTCGTCACCGTGCCCCAGCTCCCAGTTGGCGTGGGGAAGGTGATCGCTTGCACGTTATTGACGGAGCCACCACTGATGGCACTCCAAGCGGGAGATGCCCCGCCAGTGACATTGACGATTTGCCTTGTGTAAGCGCTTCCACTGACTTCAGTAAAATCCCCAATCCCGGCCGCCGTATCGGCCAGGGTCGTCGTGGAGAGCCCCACGTAGGTGGCAGGCTTGGTATAGGCCTGATTGCGAAACATGCGGTTAAACAAGCTGTGCACTGTGCCATTCGTGAATCCGGCACCCGATGATGCCGACATTTGCACCTGTATCTGCCCATTAGGAATAGTCGGAGTGTTCCCGCTGACGGGCGCGAAACTGGCCGTAAAGCTCCCATACGCGAGGATATTCCCAGCCCCATAGGTAGCGCTATCGACAATCGCCCAGTCAACAATGGTCCCCCACGTGCCCGTCGCAGGAGGAAACGTACAGTCGGCGTTCTGGATGACCATACGCGAGGCGGCCGCGCCAAACGTAATCGCCGTGCGCGCGTAGCCGTTGGTGTTTGCGACTTCGGTCATACTCGCACCAGTCGAGGTATCGGCGAGGGGACTTGTGGCAAGGGCTACATAGACGGTAGCGACACTGGTATATGAAGTAGCACCGAATATGTGTGTCAGTAACTGGTCTTCCGCATAGTTCGATAAGGACCCCAAGGTACACTCCTCCCTTACGTCTTGCTACGACGGGCGTGCTTGGCCGCAGCAGCTGGTACCTCTGGTACAGCCGGATCCCACAGCACCTTGCCCGTCTCGTCCTCTTCAATGCGGAGCGGTGTGCGACCAGCCGCCTGATCATGGACCGCCTGCACCTGGGCTTCTTCGAGGGTCGCAAAGGGTGTGCGGACTTCAGGAACCTGGGCAATCCCACAGGCCCGTCCATCAGAAATGAGGTACACCATATAATATTACCCTTCTTCCCATTCCAAATAGCCCTGGCAGTTGACAATAGCCGGGGCAGTGACACGAATGGCCAGGGCATCGGCGGTGACAATCTGCTCAGGCTCTCGGCCCAGGGGGAACTGGATCACGAGCACCCCGTTGTAGACGGGCACCAACCAGCGTTTCCACACCGAGAGGGCAGTGGGCTCTGCGGCATAGGCCTGAGCGGCGGTCGCCTGCACGGTGCGGGTCGGCCCGCGAATCTGATAAATGGTTGGCGTGGTCCCCGGCGTACCTGCCCCCGCCTGCGTGGAATAGCACAGCTCCACCGTGGCCGGAATCGCCGTCGGCGTGATGCCATCAAAGCTCACGCTCAACTCGACAATGCGCGTTAGCCCATTGGCGGCCGTAATCAGGTTGAGGATCGTCTTCGCCGTCGCGGCGCTCAGGGCGACCGAGCCAATGGTCGAGAAGACATAGCCAGCGGCCACAACCACGCTCCTTAGAAAGCACTTGCCCGTGGAACAGCCTGCCCGATGACCCAGGCCGTCTGGCGCGCACCACCAGTGACTGCGACCAGGGCCCGTAGCCTCGGCATACTGGGGCGCAGACTCCACGCAATGGGTGGGCCTTGCTCTGTCGCGAGCGTGCCCCCAACCGTCCACGTGGTCCCATACTGGGCCACATCGGTATGGAGCAGCATCGGGTGCCAGCTCAGGAGATTGGCCACACGCACGGGCTGATAACAGCGCATTTCCGTCTGAATTTCTTGCTGGGTCAACACCGCATTCCAGATTTTAATCGCCGCAATGCGGGCATTCATCGGATCGCCCCCCGCATCATCGCCCACGATGATGCGCGTAGACGTGATCGCTGCGGCGGCCGTTGTCGTAATTTCGTTGACGCTGTTGTAGTACCCTTTCAACAGATTCGCCCCGGTGCCCGCGCACGTCAGCGCGTAATGGTTCCAGATATTGGTCGCCACAATGCTTGTGCCCACCACCACTGTCGACCCATTGTACACGGCTGGACGAGCGATATTCCCCGCTGATCCCCCCTGGCCCACCGCCATAAAATTCCCGGTGATGGGTGTCGCCCCCAGGGAGATCGCCCCCTGAAAGAGCCCCGTCCCCGTGATCAAGGCGGCGCAGGACGCCCATGCCATGAGCGTGGTCGTGGCAATGGCAGGGAGGTTCGTTGTCCGATTGAGATTGTCGGTCGAGGCATCGAAACGTGCGGCCATACGTCATTGATTTCTCTACGTTTCACGCCCAAGAATAGTCCATAGTTCACTATTTCCTGCCATAGTATCCGCAATATCCCTACGGACCCGCACGATCCCCAACTCGTTATTCGCCCAGCTATCCATGTCCGCGCCATCCGTAAAGGTGATCGTCGAGTTGAACAGGAAGCCCGACGTGCCTGGCGCGGTATCAGCCGACGAGGCGTTGTAGTCATACGTATGCGCCACGTCCACATCATCCGTGCCTACCAGTAAGCGCCGAATCCCAATCCCCCAGATAACGGTGCCCGAGGTGGCCGTAGCGGCCGTCCAGGGCAGGGTAAACGTCAGCCCCCCGCCGCCGTAGCCGCGCAAGGCACAGAGAAAGTCCAGGTACCAGGTCGTGGCAGCATCAAACGCCCAGACATTGTTGCCTTCGGCTGGGGTCGAGCCCCCCACACGCCGGGTCAACACTGCATACAGCGTGGTGGGGGGAATCACCTCTATGACTTGGACCACTGGATCGCCGCTTGCCATCGCTAACTTCCCTTGACGTAGCGCTTGCTGACGATCAGGTTACTCATGTGCGCCTTGTCGGTCGTGGTCAGGGCCGCCCGGGCCGGTTGGGGCAGCGCCGCATTGGCCGCGGCGGCATTGGTGTTGTACCAGTCATCCAGCGCATTCACCGCCGCCCGGATATCGGCCTTGGTAATCGTGAAGGGGCCAGCAGCGAGCGCCATGAACTCTTGCGTCACATCCGCCCGATCCTGGTCACTCAGCACCGCCATATGTCATCTCCTACGCGCGAATCAGCGTCACCATGACCCCGCCACCACTCACCCCATAGCCGCGCAACAGATCGCGCACCTCGGCAGGCATGGCGCGGCTGGCGGGCGTCGCACGGCTCGTTGCCGTCGTGCCAGGCTGAAAGTACTCGATACTCGTTTCCCCCATAACCGTGCGCTTGACAGAGCCTGCCTCGACACCGCTGGCACTCGCGCTACTCTCTTCCAGCAAGGCCAGGGCATAGAACGCCGTAGCTTCCTGCACCGTCAGCGGGATGGTCTGCGGATCGACAGCCTGTCCCTGGCGCGTGGTGACGCCCGTGCGTGGCCAGCCCAGAGCTTGTGTGTCGCTGGTCGGCGAGCCCGCCCACAGCATCTGGGTCTCCAGGAGGCGTGTGGCCGTCATGAGCGCTGCTTCGCGCTTGGCCAGGAGCGTGACCTCGTCGCTCGGCAGTTGCGCATACCAGGCGTGCGTATCGAGGTGCGCCTGGAGCAAGGCGGTGGCTTGCGTCACAGTCACGTAGGACGTGCTGGCTGGACCGCCGACAGTGGCATCAAGGGCCATGGGCTAACTCCGACTGCGCCGGGTACTTTCTTCCGCATGCGCCGGGGTCGCAGCATGGGCAGGTTCCGCATGCGCAGGTGCGGCTGGGACCACCGGCGCCCCCAGGGCCTGGCGATGGGCGAGCGGATCCACCACCGCTCCCGCGGCCACGGCTTTCGCTTCCTCGGCCGCAGCCGCCCGCGTCGCGGCGCGTTGTTCGGGCGTCTGCAACTCCGGTGGCGGATTCACGTTGACGTTACGCATACGGTTCAGGGCGGTTGCCTTCTTGTCGGTGCTCTCCTGCATTTCCTCTACCGTAGCATAGCGGTGATCCCCGATCTGCACGGCCTCGCGGGCGTCAATCGAGTGCATGTAGATATAATCACCAGTTTCGATATTGACCACCATCACAGGATTTTCCGGCATTTTGTACTACTCCTCTATGGGCCAAGAGCGGAGTCCTTAGAAGACGCTGACGATATCGCCTACTCTGACACCTAAACCCGCGTTGTTAGCTGCCTTGGCCAAGAAACTCCCCGCAACAATTCCAGGGGTCGTGCCGCCAATCGCATAGTTGACGCGCATGAACCGGCAATCACTATCCAATGCTGCAGCAATCTGGCCCTGGATGGGGAGATGCACACGGCCCGCAGCTTGTGTTGGAGGGATGGTCACAGATGCTATCGTTGTATACGTACCGCCTACCACGTCACTCACTTGGAGGTTAAACGTATATGTTCCGGTAGCGACTGTCCCTGACCAGTATAGTACCCAGTCACATGTAGGAAGGAGCCGGGGATAGAGGAGAACGCCGGTCCCTGAACCATTCGCAGCAAGGGCCGCGCCGGGCGTGAGGAGAGCCATTCCGATGTCAAAGACTTGGACACTCATAGTTAGCCCTTTAAATTCAAGTGCATATAATGAGACTAGGCAACAACGGCAGCGTTCTTAATTCCCCGAAGACGGGCGATAGCCTTGCCAGACATAACACTAATGGAACTAAACCATTCTACGCGGGTACGCAAGACAGGCTTAGTTTCTAATTCACCCAGGTCTCTTGTGTCTACCGGCCCGTTCTGAAGCCCGATGAGCCGCCCATCGCCCATGCTGACGCAATAGATACTCGTACTGGCCGCAGCGCCACCACCGGGATTTGCCTCGGTGAACGGGAGGATCTGCTGGCCCTGGTTATCCTCGTCCGCCAGGAGTATTGGCAGCCCGTTGTAGACCGCGACGCGTTGGCCGAACGATGACAGCTCCCACGTGATAAAGCCGGCGACGCCCGTAGCGCGTGCCGCTTGTGTCAACCGCAAGCTCATTGTCTTGTTCATGATCAGCGCCGTGGGGTCGTCCACTCGCGAGATCAGCGTATCGAGGAGGAACAGACTCAGCGCATCCCCGCCGGAGGTGGCACCAGCGTCAATGAGCTGGCTCGATCCGGCAGGGATCCGCCGCTGGAGCCCGTCAAACTCCCGCGGATCGGCAGAGCTATCCCCTTTGACGAACGCCAACGTCCAGCGGTGGGCGAGCGCCTTCACCTTCATCCCTTCATGCACGCTACGTTGATTCGCGCCCATCGTCTGCACGATAAAGCGGTCTACATCCAAATCGCCACCGGCAATAACAAGCGATTCAGTAATAGGATTAAGTACACCAACGGATTCCG